GCCTCTCTTTGTTCCCATAATCCTATTACTCTATTCCATTCTTTTTCATAAGCAGCACCACCTTTTTCTGATGTGCCGGTCCCCCAGAAAATAATCTGGCGTCTTTGTTCCAATAAACCAGTAACCTTATTCATCCTAAATAAAGTAGGTCTTCCCTCGTTAAGCATCTCAGACAATATAGGTATTGAGCCAATTTCATCTACATAAACTAATTGAGGCGAACCCCCATTGATAGCAGTCTTACTTGGAGCAACGATTTGTATTTTAGAAGATTTTTCTTTTCCCCCAGTTTTTCCCTTAGATGCCCCACTATG